CCTGGTCACTCTGAAGGAGGTGGCGAAACCGAACAAGGTGGACGTGCCCGTGGTGGTCGAGGCGGTCGTGCACAAGAAGGTGGTTCACCCCCTGGCTCACCTCCTTCGAGTGGCAGCCCCCAGCAGTAATCCCTCTCTCTGGTTTCACTAGTGTAGAGGGATTATAGCTCCTAATTGATAGCTCGTCTAGTAAACTAGACTCACTCAGTACCTTACTAATAAGAAATACATTCTCTCCTACTGCTCTTTCTAGGGTAGTAGGAGAGGTGTACTTTTTCATTTAGCAATAAGTCAAATCGATTTCGTATTTCTGATTAATCAATCGACAGGAGTTCACGATACAATGGAATATCGAGGTCTTGACTTAACTGAGAATGTCTTTATATTAAAACCAGAACAATACACAAGACATTTAAATCCCATTGGTCAGTACGTAGACCAACAAGCTCAGTTTCTCTCCATTATGCGTAACTACCCATTAGACAAAGCACGTCAATGGGTAATGAAAAATATTCGTAAAGACGGTAAGTTTCCTCTACGTAATCCAAAAGTCATTTACGTACACAAAGACGAGAATGACGATAGGGTAAAAGGAGAAACCACCCTAATCCATTACTTAAAGGATGCATTTGCCAATGATGAAATCATGGCTGCTACCTTTACTACCTTCTTACCCCACAAGGTAAAACTTTCTTATCTGTCCGAATACGTGGACGTTAAGAAACCAGAAAGAAGCAAGTTAAAGAAACGCCAGTTCCAGATGAAGCAAGAAGGTAACTTTGTTGCTATGGCATTTGCTAATAACGGACAGAATAACATTAAACGAAACTTGAATAGTATATCTGGAGCTTCTTCATTAGCCTCTACTGCCATTTACATGGCTTCTATGCACCCAGTATTGACTTCTAATTGCCGAATGACTTCTGGGTATGCTAATGCCAATAATGAAAAACTATTAGGGGGTAATCGTCATTATCACAATGCGGATATCACGATTAATAACCTAGTAGCTCTAACCACCAATATCGATGTAGAGAATATAAAGCAGATACTGGATAAGTACCATCTCTACGTACCCAGTACAGAAGAGCTATTCGAATACATTCTAAACTCTACTCGTTTGTATTGGCGCTGGCCTGAAAAGGAAAACCTGATTAAGGAGTTTATCAGTAAGTGTAGTCGTGAGCAAAGAGCCGCTATTGCTTTCATTTACGACTTAAATGCTTTACGTATCTACAATGAATCATTTACTCGTGAGTTCATTGGTGGTTTAGCTAGAAAATGTAATCCAATTGAAGGCATGTCCGTTGAAGAAGCACAAACTATCTTCAATAAGTCTTTAGAAGAAATTAAGCTGGTAGCCATCCAGATTTGTTCGGATGAAGTAAAAGGATTAAAGGAATCCCAATACATTGGTACAGAGACCATTCTAAAGATTGCTGCCTCTATTATCAACATCTACGAAGTCTTTTCTAAGTATAAGGATTACATCCAAACCTTCTTAAGGTCTTCCCACCTACCTGGTTCATTAGCTCAATTCCCCAGTAGTTTAAGGAAGATTGTGTTGATGTCAGACACTGACTCCTCTATCTTTACTACTAAACACTGGACTAACTGGTTTTGTGAAAATAAGAGGACTAAAGAGAAAGCCACACCTGTGTTTGCTACCATGGTTATGCTTTCTAGTTTAACATTGAAACATCTGTTAGCTACCATGTCAGGTAACCTAGGGGTAGAGACCAAGCGTATCTTTACTATCGGCATGAAGAATGAATTCGGTATGCCTACCCTAGTGAATCTAAACCGTACTAAACACTACATCTATACAGTAGATTACCAAGAAGGCAACGTATATAAAGAAATGTCTTTGGATAAGAAAGGGGTTCATTTAAGGAACTCTAACTCTCCACAAGAGATTATTGAACATGCTGAAGACATCATGAAGAGACTCTTCTATCTCTACAATGAAGATAATAAGAAGATTAAGGTAATCGACTTATTAAGAGAAGTAGGGGATGTAGAAAGGGACATTTACAAGAATGTAAGAGAAGGTGGGATTAAGTACTTTAGACGAGCCCAGATTAAGAATCCTGAATCGTATAAGGATACTCCAGATAGAGAATCCCCTTACGTTCATTACTTATTCTGGAATGCAACATTCGGTAAGTACTACGGTGAAGTGAGCGAACCACCTTATTCTGCTGTGAATGTAAAACTAGATATCAGTAGTGCTAAAGCGACTGAGGATTGGTTAGCTGGATTTGAAAATCAAGACTTGGCTAATGCTATTCGTGAGAACCTAAAACAACGTGGTAAGGATACTGTAGGTAGTGTATCTGTACCCATGGAATTGTTTTTAGAGAAACCCCTACCTAAAGAAATAGTGGAACATGTCGCTACACGAGAGCTGATAGCCAATATCTGTTCTCCTTACTACATTGCTTTCGAAGCAGTAGGTTTATTCTACTTAGACAAAAACAACTCTAAACTGATTAGTGACTTTTATTAGAGCACTGAGCACTATGCTCCTTACTACCCGATAAAGGTAGTAAGGAGCATAGTCTACTTTACATCTATATTATTAAACTGCAGAAGAGAGGTTCTTCTGTCTGTTAGGTATCTAACAGTTCTTCAACCTATTTAACATGGAGGTAACTCTTATGTTAAGTGAGAAACAAGTGATACTCTTGAAAGGAGTACTCTTAACCCTAGTCACATTAGGATTGATTACTCTTACCAACTATATTCAAGGTATATCACTGTTCTTCATCAGCTATATTGAGATGCCAACTTTGGTAAGTATCTTAACGATGCTTGTTAAAGCTGTCTCTTATATAGTGAAAGGTGCTGTGCTCTTTTGCAGCATTGTTTTCATGTCAGGATTGATGACTCAGTACGACAATCTTGACTGATAACTAAAATAAGGGTAGCCTTATCTTCATAGCTAGGGCTACCCTTTCTCTCTAATAAGGAGGTTTCTTCATGTTGGCTCGTCTATTGGAATTGTTCAATATCCATTTCAAAAAGAATACCAAAATCATTCTACTCTGTATGGAGGGTCTCTTAGCCACTATTTCATTTTGCCGCCAAATCATGGAACTTAGACCAGAAGGTGTATTTGGCTACTATACCGTCACTGTACTTGGTATTTTGTTCATTGCATGCTACTTAGGTGCTATAGGATACAATATCCATGAAGTCATTAAAGATAGATCCTTTATGGATACCTACGGTGACGTATTCGATGCCCTCCTTAAGTAGCCTAGTATCAAGAGTAATACAGTACTCTCTACTACCCGGTGGTGGGTAGTAGAGAGTCTATCCTTCAATACATGTTTTTTAAATACTCAATCTCTTCAGTGTAATAGGGTTTCAATTCAGCTATCTTGTAGTCATTGAATACCTTACCATTGATTACCTGTTGTAATTCGTATTTCATTCTCACTACGTATTCTTTATTCACTAACCTATCTTCTCTAGCAGGTGTCATTAAACAGTGTTTAATAAACCGACTACAAGCTAACAAGTAAATCCACTTGTTATTACGAGTAAGAAAGGTTTGTGGTGTGTCGTTAAAGTCACGAGCACTAACATCATCTACACCTATTACGTTATCGCAATAGGTTTGGATGTTAAAGCTGTTCTTACGACACAATTCAAATACCGATTTAATGTTGTCTTCAGCTTCTCTAAAGTTGTTATTGATGTAGAATGAGGTTCCTACGTAATCAATTGTCTTAGGCATGAATTCATCAGTCATTAGGCAATGCTGATTGATAACAACCTGATTAAAGTGAGAAGCTAAAGCATTAGGTAATACCACCATACCTAAGAAGTAACCCACATCAGGTACTTCATGGCTGGGATTAACCATCTTAATCTTCTTGTGGTGCTTATACCAAGCCAAGTATTGCATGTGCAATAGGTTAATATCGATTTCTATAATGCTCAGTCCTGGAGACTCTACGTAATTCTTAGGGGTCATGAGGTTAAAACTAAAGTGTGTTTGGTTGTGTCTCATTATCCTAACAGGAACCATTTCACTCCAGTTGCTTTTAATATTCTCCCACTTCCAGTTATTGTCTACCTGCACAATAACCTCAGTTGAGTTGATACCGTAGAAATTACCGTAAAATAGTTTTCCTATTGCCCTATCTGATGTGAAACCAAAAGCATTACCGTGCTTAAATGCTCGGTTGTATGTGTAGGTTTCTACGTATTCGTCCGGTAATGCCTTAGGCATACCGAAGGATTGAATAAGTTTATAGAGGACGTGATTGGATTGTACGTAGTAATAGTTATTGCGATACCAATTCAGTGCCCTTTGTAGTCTTCTGTCCAATAGCCGATTAGCAAACCCTAGTTTATATAACCTAGGATTCTGAAAACGACTCTTTATACCAATTAAGTTAAACATGTTGTATAGTAACCTAAATTATATAGAATATGGAGGGATTTTAGTCATATGCTTTTTCCACTCACTCACTGAAGAAGAAAGTTTATAGAGTGGTAAGTGGTATATATGATGAAAATCACTATTGTCTCTTCCTAAACCGAAGAGACACAATGGGAGAGAATATCTCTCGCTTTTGAAACAGTCTACTTTACCCCTATTTTAGCCTCTACTCTTTCATTAGGGTGGAGGTCTATACTACAGTATGTTTTCTCTATACTGTGGGCTAGTTTGATATAGAGACGCATTCCAAAGGAATACGCTCTGCAGCGACTAGACCTCTGGTCTAGTGAGCTATTGCTACTAAACCTAACTGGGATTGTATTCCAAATAAATTTAGTACTATATCATTATCGTGTAAATGGTAGGGAGAGCTTTCTAATTAGAATCCACTTCCTTATTTACAAAAGTCGACTCTTGTAACCAGCCTAATTTAGTAAAGGAAACCTAAAATGGCAATTATCGATAACCAAGAAAACAAAAAACAAGCAGCACCTCAAGCTCAGGCCCAGCAGCAACAGCAGCAGCCTGAAGTGAAAGAGGTTAGTCCGCAGGATACCGGTGAAGTGAAAAGCTACTTCTCTGGCGCTAGCAAATTCATGTTCTCCGACCAAGGCACTGTGTTCGGCATGAACCTGGATGTGATTAACGATGGTCTGATGAAATTGGAGAAAACCATTGATGAAGTGGTTTCTACCCGTATCTCCAATGCCAAAATCGAAATCGGTGCGATTCCGCTTGACCACCACAACCATCGTCTCCTGCCTCTGGATGTGATGTTGATTGTGGCTCGTCGCCGTGACATTAACGCTATGGCTGTATACGCTGTTGCCA